GTGATCTTTAAGGAAAGTGTTTAGTTTTCAAAGATCAGGCCACCACCTAGAGACTTTCTAGGGGGTCAATGATAACCACTGACCGAAATTATACCACTGTACACACTTTATACGTTTAAAACGTATTTGAGTGACACCACGATAGGGGACTAAGCCATAACTGGCCTTATCACCTGAGCCTCCTCTCAAACATTCGAAATAGGATGTTTGGGAGGTATCACGATGCATAACGGGTACAGAGACAAAGCCGTAAAAGGAATATCCTTCATGGCCGTCTCGTAACCGTATTGGTGAAGATTCATCGAAATTTCCGTGGATGCAAGCATCACCGGAACTCACTGACCCGAATAGCTTTAAGCTAGGAGGAAGTGATCGAGTAAGAATTTTCCAAGTACCCAAGAAACGAAGATCACAGTGGAAATAATAATTCCACCTATGACTAAGTAACCTGATACTGTTAGCCAATTTGAAAATACTTTTTGCATCTGATAAATCCTTTTTAAAAAAGATAGGCTTAACGTCTACGCCGTTAAAGAAATAGGATCCACAGCTCTCTCGAAAGTAGGAGGAAGAGTAACTCTTCTCCTTATTTACAGAGAAACCGAGGAAACTACAGAAACGGCAGTAGAGGTTGTAACTTCTCGTATCGATTACTACATCATCTCCAAAAACAGAGAAAGGTGTATTAATACAAAGATACCCATTTATTGCGAAAGCAATTGAGGAAAAGATAAGACTTTCTAATTCGAAAGTGTATCCATTCCCCATGGCTGAAAATTTATGGAAAAATTTCTTTTCCATAGATTCCTCAGGGAAGTCTTGAAAACCTGGTGTACGGCAAGATTCAAGTACTGTAAACCATCGATCTGGTAGTAAAAGCTTCACGACCTCGTAAGAGATCAAGTCACTTGCACTACTGAAATCGATAGTAGCATAAGAAGAATCTATCGAGCCCTTACGGGCCAGATAGATATTTTTCTCATCTGTATTTAAATCTATACCGTTTTTTCGAAGTCTACTACGAATCATCTTACCAATTCCCTTTTGAAAGAAGGTATTTAAACCTGGTTCAATAGAGATTGGACGATCAGTCTTAGCATTCTTCGGTACAGTCTCAAGTCTTGAGAAGTTATGAACCTTTATCTTTCCAACTCTTTTAGGACTTAACCATAAAGGGTAGGAAGTTTCTAAGATAGGGTTTAATAACTGATATAGACTGCTAGTCATACCGTTTTCTTCGCGGTATTTTCGTGAAGCAGATGTATCCTTACCACGCAAGTGGAAAGTAGTACCTGGGCCCCACGAACAGCGATCGAGGAATTCTTCCGGGTCAAAAGGACCAAGAACTCTATCTATATAAAGTCTTGACCTATTGATCAAGTCATTCCATGGAGAAGCAGGATCGGGATCACCTCTAAACGAGATGAGTTTCCGATTCTGCTGTTCACAAATGACTTCACACTCGTAGAACTTTTTTCGAGTGACGGCTGCTGTGTCTATACCAGTCTTCAGAAATTCGCATTTCCGAAGAAAGGATATGGCACAATAGTCTTGTCTAAAGGTTATAAAATCGTTATAATCTAACGGGTTTATATCCTTACTGACCAACTGCTCGAACTCCTTATTGGAATATAATATCCAACAAGAAAG